GTTGGATGTTGAGGCTTGCAGAAGGAGACATCCACTCGAGCGTAAACGTCCACTCCGGAGCAAGATACGTGGTGATTCCTGCAAGTGTGTAATCGTCGCGGAACTGCACGAACCGATTCACGCCGTCACTCGTCTCCCAAATGGCGTTGCTCTCGTTGGGTTCTTCCGGGGTCCCTGCCCAATCACTGAAGTTAGGATGTGCCGTTATTGGTTCGTTAGTGATTGACGCCTCGACGGTTACAAAGTCCTTGGAAAATGCCATCCCTCGATAGGACGCTTCCGTGGTCCCAAGCGTTTCACTCAGCAGGTCAGAAACCTCTCGGGAACTGACGAGCACAAGTGTTGAGTTTCCAAATGCTTTCGTCATCGGCCACTCGAACGGTGGCGCATCAGCACTGCTGCGTGCGTAGCGGTGACGGTAAACAACCTCGAGCGCACCACGGTCGTCCACCTGCGCTGAGACCGGAAACTGTTGGTTCAAACTCATACCACTGCGACGTTTAGGGAACCCTGCTTCACGATTGCCGCGGTGACCCCATTGAGTGCTCGCGAAATCTCCTCCATCATTCTGCGAAGGTCTGCTTCGGGGTCAGGTCCTTGCGGTGCTGGTATTTGCGGTGCCGCTTGTTGGCGTTGCATTTGCAGGAACGGGGCAATGGGTGGACCTTGAACTGGCAACTTCATCATTTCGTTGCGCTTACGCACCTGCTCTTGTGCTTGCAAGAATCGTGGTGAGTTCGCAAATCCAACACCAAGGTCTCCTGCTGCCTTCAATCCCGGTTCCTTTCCTTCCATCCCGATTGCAGGACCTGCGGCGAGATTGATGCGGCGAGCACCCCCACCAATCTTTTGCAGCGACGTGAAGGCGTCATCGGTCTTCGCGAACCCCTTCCCCTTTGCTTTCTCCTCTGCTGCGGCTTGTCCCTGTTTTGCAGTGAGTTCCGAGGTGCTCTTGAGTGATGCAGACTGCTCACGGATTGCCGTTGCGTTCTTGAGTGCTGCATCAGTGAGCTTTGCCAACTCCATCCTCAGCTTTTCGTTTTGGTTCTGAAGTCGTTCGGTCGCAGTCGTTTGCTTGTTGAATCCACGCTCAAATGCCGCGAGCACCGATTGCCCCGGGGTTCCCTCGGCGAACGCTTCCGAGTTGCTCGGTGGAATGATGGCCCCGTTCGAGAGGCTTTCCTTCGTGTTGTATGTGATGCGCTTGCCCCCTGCAAAGGTCTCACGCACCTCCCCCGGGGTGAGCGGAGTCGGGTAGCCTGCGGCTTTCGCGGCAACGATTTCCTGCGCCTGCGCTGTGGTCATCCCACTCGCTTGCGGCAGATAGCTTTGCGAAGTTTGAAACGGCTGTTGCCCTGCTCCCATCCCTTGCAGCGTTCGCTTGCCTAAGCCAGAAGTGTTTCCAGATGAGAAGATTGCGGATGCCAACTCACCAAGTGCGGCAGGGATTTGCTTGATGCCCGTCAGAACGTAGTCCAGCCAACGCTTTGCAGCGGCGATGAGTGCATCTCCGAGTGCCGAACCTATTGCGCCTATTGCGGTTGTGAACTCGGACGAAAAGACGGAAACCGTGTCGCCGAAGCTGAATCCCTCTTCGAAGATTTGCCCGATACCCTGCAACGATTTGACGGCCACGTCTGCAAGTTCTAGGAACGCAATGGTTCCCGAGGTCTTCAGGATGTCCCAAAGGGTTCCGTTTTTAATCGCTCCCTCGATGATTTGGAACGCTTGCACGCCGAAGTCTACTGCCTTGCCGAACGAGTCCGAGAAGGCTTTGGAGAAGTCCAAAGCCTTTTGAGTTGCTGCGGTGAAGATGTTGCCGAGTGCGGTGCCGAGCGGTGCGAACCTTCCCACAAGTCCCTGCGCGAGTGCGATAAGCGGTTTCAACCCTTCGGATGCTGCGAGTCCGAGGTTTCGCTTCACCTCGTCCACGTTGTCCTTAAGCGTTGAGAGCACCCCGTTTATGGTCGTGCCTTGCGCTGCTGCTGCGCCCGAGAACAACCCCGTGGTGGTCATCTGCTGGAGAGCGTTGACCATGTCCTGCGCCGAAATAGACCCCGCCGTGAGGGCCTTCTGAAGTCCTGCGTCGTCGAGGTTGAGTGCCTTCTTCAACTCCTCGCCAATCGGAATCCCTCGCTCGAGGAACTGAATGAAGGTCTCGGTCTGCATTTTCCCCACCGACATCGCTTTGACGTACGGTTGCAGAATCTCCGCGAGCGGTTTCTTCGTGCCTGCGGCGATGTCGCCGAGAACTCGAATGCTTTCCTTCAACTGCTCGGCAGGAACGCCCACACCTGCAAGCGATGCGCCTGCGCTCGCGACCTCGGATAGTTGAAAGGATGTCGTCGCGGCGTATTTAGCTAACTCAGCCACAGCACCTTGCGCGGTGTCAGCGGACTTGTAGAACGTAGTGAACTGCGCGACGACTGCCTCAAACTCGCCAGCGATGTTGATGGACTCGCGGAAGGTCTCACCCATTCCTCGGATGATTGCCCCTGCTGCATTTGCCGCTGCACCAATCCCGGCAAACAACGCTTGCCCGGTTGCTACCGACGCAACCTGCTTTGCAAAGGAAGCCATCTCCCCGCCTGCCCCTTTTAATGCTCGGCTGAACTCAGAGAGGTCTGCCCCTATTTTTACAACTGCTTGACTCATGGGAGTTTGGAGAGTTTGCGTTCGACGTACACTTTCATGTCCTGCTCAACGGCAGACAATGCCTTCTCGATGATGCCTTTACGAGATGAGAACTCGGCACTCATGGGGCGAAGGTTCGTCACCTGCAATGACGTTTGAAACAGGGAAGCCACCTTGTCGAGTTTGGCGAACCGATTTGATGAAGCGATTGAATCGAACTCAGAACCCTTTGTTCTCCAACCCCATGCGCCAGCACGCCCCGCCGCATTCTCGCGTTGTTTCTTCTCCATCTCCCACCCGATTTGCTGCCTATTCTGCTCCACTTTTTGAAGTGCTGCCGAGGCTTTTAAGATGCGCCATGCTGCCGTCTCGCCACGTTTCCCTTTAGCACCGAATGCCTTCTGCGCCTGCTCCAGTGCCTTCTGTTGCTTTCCCTGTTGCTTGTTGAGACGCTGCAAAGTTCGTCGCGAGAATCGCAACCCGCGAGGTGCCTGCGCTTTAACTTCAGCCAAGGTCTCAGGACGTGTTGCAAGTTGGAACCTCAACAGTTTGACCCTGACATCACGAAACTTCTTCGCGACTGCTTCTTTGACGCTTGTTCGTGAAAGACTTGCGTATCGCGTCAGCGTTTCCGTGAAGCCTCTGAAATCAACTTGGACCGTCAAACCACTCATCACTTTTGAGCGGTTCATCAACCGACCGAATCCGGTGCCCCTTGGATTCCAAAGCGGCACCCATCAATGCGTTCGCGTCTGCAAACGATAGGGCGAGAATCTGTTGCGGTGCCCATCCGTATGTCTCAGCAAAGTGATGAACGTACCGTGCAACGATTCCCGCCCTGCTTAGTTTCCCGCTGAAGTCGTCTCCCCTTCAACCTGCACCTGCGACCCCATCGCTTTCTCAATCATTTCCCGAATCTGCGTGGCCACGGTGGAAATGTCTGAGAGTGGGATGGTTGGGAGTTTGAGCGTTGCAGTGATGATTTGCTTTTTGTCCCCGGCCATGTGCGCGGCGACTGCCTCGGCGATTTCGTTTTCGGGTGCTGAGTGGAGCCACAGGAAACCAAGGACGTCGAGCATTCGAGTGCTCGGTGATGAGAGGATTTCGTTCCCTGTTAACTCGAGAAGCGCAAAGGTTTGCAGCGTGAGCGGTCGGCAGGAGATTCCCGCGATGTCCGTGCGTGCTTTGTCGGTTCCGATGATGAGGTGTTGCAAGTCGTTGAGCATAGGTGAGTTTTAGGTGAAAGACTTGAACGTCTTGAGCGCATCCCCAAGTTGTTCAGTCGGCGCGTAGAGTATGCCTCGCCTGAGCTTCTGTCGCGTAAGTTCTTGGGTCGAAGAGACAAAGGACGAGAGGGTTGATGCGTTCTCGCAGATGGCCACGCCGATGTAAGATGTTTCCGGGTTCGCGGCTTTTCGCACACGGTTGATTTCGTCGCGGACTTCGAGGCAGGAGTGAATGATTGAGAGTTCCGCAACAATCCTGAAATCAAGGTTTTCCGGACGCTTCCCGCGAGTGAGTGCGAAGTATGCGTTGGCGATTTGGTCAGCCTTGATTGCGATTTGCGGTTCACCTCCGAATCCCTTCCACGTCCCTGCGATTGAGAAGTGGAAGGTTGTTCGCGTCTCGGTGTTTCCGTTCGGCAAGATGCGCTTCTCAACCGTTACGGGTTCGGAGTGTGGCGGGATGCCGATGGTTGCGAGGGCCACGGCGAGTCGTTGGTTTCCAGTCGTGTAAAAAGAGGTAATCACAAGTTCAGAATCCGGTTTTGAAAGGAGACGCGACTTTGCCCCGCCGCTCCCGGTAACTCCTCGGGGGTTGGGTTGGTTAAGAGATTGATGCGAAGGAGACTGCGGTGACGGTCGATTTCGTCATGTCTTCCGACGACTCAACAGACTCCGAAGACGTGACGAATACGGCACCTTCAACAAAGCCCGAGATGAGCGAGGGAAGTGTCGCAGTGTCCCCCACGTTCGGTGAGGTTGCTTCATACGTTTCGAAGTTCACTTCGTCCTTGATGGCGTAGTAAACGACCGCACCGAAGCCCCCATTCCCGTCAGGGATTTCCTTCTTTGAGGACGATTTGTTGACGCTTGCGGAGGTGAGCAAGGTTGGCGCATTGCCTCCCGTGCCGAACGTAACTCCTGTTCCCTTAATGATTTCAGCCATTGTCGTAAGTTGTTTGAGATTAGGTCAATCCTGCGTACAGCGTCTTCGATACCGTGAGCTTCGCGACGTCTTCCGCACTGAAGGTCCGGTTGATTGAATCGATGAAAGTGCTTGTCCCTGCGGCACTTCCGATTGTGCCCGTGAATGCTCCGCTGATGAACCCATCGACCGTGATTTCGGTCTTCAGGTTGTAAAGTGCAACCGATTGAACGTCACCGTCCGGTCCGATGATTTCCTTCGATGCCGAACTCTTCTTTGAGTTGTACTGCGTAACCAGCATACCATTTTGGGTTTGCGTGGTTCCGAGTGTCCCGTAGTTGAGGGAGTTTTTGTGGATTGTTGCCATGTTAGTCAGTCAGTTGGTAAGCCCATGTTTTGAAGGTGAATGAGTCCAGTTGAACCTCATCGCTGAATGTCGTGTTTTGCGTACCCAAGACGAATCCGATGACCTTCGCTGAACCAAATGAGAAAGCATCGAAGTCAGCGTTGGCCACCGGGTTGAGAAGTGCCGCGAGCGTGTTCTGCCGTATCTCTGCGCTCTCCTCAGCGGTGTAAGCGTTGCGGTTGAGTCGCAGCACCAGTTGTCCGTCGAGGATGAACACCCGAGAACCCGCAACAAGTTCACGCGAGATTTCCACACCGACATAAACCGATGCGGTCTCTTTCACCTCATCGGTGTCCGAGGTAAGCACTTGCAGAGAAGCGACATCGACGTCGGCTTTGATTGCCGCAACGATGCCCGATTGAACGTCTGCAAGAAAGTTGCTCATTGGTCCTGTCGCACAAAGAACTCGAGGATAGGGTTTTCCGGGATGCTGTTCACCTTGGCAACTCGGTACTTCATACCGTCCACCGTGAACTGATTTCGCCTTGGGTCCCCACCTTTCCCGAACTCATCAAATGCCGTTCGCGAGATGCGTATCGTCAACTCACCACCAGCGTTCACGCCACCCTCTTCCGGAATCGTGACGTATTCCGGATTCGAAACAATCGCCTGCACAACTTCCCCATTCAAAAGGACTTCGGCACCCATCGTTTTCGAAGCGTGGTCAAATGCCCGGTTAAGCGCGTTGGCGAATGCAGGCTTCATGCGTAAGCGATGAACTCAAGTCCCTTGCCCTTGATTTGTGGTAGGAGACCACGCTCATCGTAAATGCCTGCACCCTTTGGGATTATGGTGTCAGGTGGAAGTGCGCTTCCCATTGTGGCAATCGGTCCGGAGTCCGAATGGACTTTAGGTGCGAGGACGAGAAGCCCCGCTTGGATGCCGTGAACCCCGGTGTACCGCTGCACTTGTGATACGTCTGGAACCATAAAAAAAAGGGGAACGGGAATCCCCGTTCCCCCTTGAATCTCAATGCGTTAGGCAATCGTGATTAACTCACCAGAGGTCGAATCCACGACCTTCTCTGCGGTGTGTTGACGCACACGGATGACGCCCGAGCGACGTGCTTCGTCGCGGTAGGTCTCCACCGTGAACAAGTCGCTGGAGTCAGCGGACCACGTTAGCGTGCGGCCTGCGCCACCTGCTACAAAGTCCCCGCCCTGCACGTTGCCGACCCACGCGTAGTTTGACCCCCAAATGAAACCACCGGAGAACGCTTGCCCTTTCTTCGACGAGTCGCTTGCGGCACTGGCCACCAGCACGTTCTGAATGTTCAAGTTCTGACCAATGAGAGCGGCGTCGACGTTGCGAAGGTCGCCCGTGCCAACGCTCCCGAAGATGTAACTCTGCAACTTCGCGTTCTTCCGCATGAGGTTGTAGACCTCCATGTTCACGACTAAGGTGTTGGCCTGCACGCCCTTCTTCGCCAACCGCTCGAGAGCGGAAAGGATGTCGCTCACCGGGTCTGACGCGGAGTTCGACCAAGCCGTCGAAAGCGAGGACGTGTTGAAGTTGCTCGAGTTGAAGATTGCAGCGGCAACCCGGCTTTCGTGAGCCAGTTTGATGTTGCGCAGGAGCAACTTAGCGATGGTCGCCTCGGTGTCTAAAAACCGTGCGAGGTCTGCCTGTTGCGAGTCGTCCACAAGTTCTTCCAACCCACGGTCTTCGCAGAGGTAGGTGTCGGCATTGAACTGACGGGAAATGCGGTTGTAGGACCCATCCTGTGCCCGTCGTGCGGCGTTCGCATCAACCCGCATGAGGTGACCCCCTGCGAGGTCCATGCGGAGGTATTGCCCTGCCTTCGTCGCTACCGACAAGGGTGGCATGACGAGACTGCCGATGAGACCGTTATCGGCCCCACCTGCCTGAATGACCGCTTGCTGAATGTCACCACGGAGTGATGCGCTTGTATTTGCGTACATGGTTTAAGTGGTTTATGAGTTGGCGTTTACCCCGAGTGCGACTTCGATGACGTCGTTGTCAGCGGTTGCGGCTTCGAGAGCAATCCCGATTGCGAGGTTTGCGGATGTCGTTGTTGCGAGCACTTTTCCAGATGCCGCGGGAAACACTGCTGCCCCTGCGCTGATGACGCCCCCGGCCCTCATTTCGAACGTTCCGGATGCGGTGTTCAGCTTCACGGTCACGATGCCGTTTGCTGGTGCGTCACCGATTGCAACGCCGAGTGCTGTTCCGTTTGGTGCGCCTGCGGCGACTGCCAAACCCGAAGAGAGGGAAACTCGCGTCCCTGCTAGAAGTGCCGAAGCACCAACAGGAAAAGCACGGAATCCCGAATCGTTTTGTGCCATGTTGTTTTTGTTGTTGGGTTTATGCTTTGAGGATTCCCTGCGCGACGAGGTGCTTCCTCATGGCCTCGGGGTTTTTCCGGAGTTCGGAAAAGTCTGTAACCTTTGAAGGTTCAATCACTTCGGAAGCTACGCCCGGGGCGACTGGTCCGAAAGATTTAATCAGAGCACTCAGTGCTTCAAACTTGGTTTCGACTGCGGAGAGAATCTTCGTCTCCACCGCTTCGAACGCAGCACCTGCTGACATCTCGGCGGGAATCTCTGCTTCCACTTCAGAAGTCTCTTCGGAGACGAGGGATGCAATCATGGTTTTGATTTCGTTCACCGCGGCTTCGACCGCGCCGAGTCGTTCTTCAACGGACGGTGCGCTCGGCTCGGCGGCCATAGCTTCGGGTTTTGGTTCTTCCTGCATAGGAGTCTCAACGGTTGCTGATTCATCAACTGCGGCTTCAAATAACCCGTCAGGATTTGCTGCGGGTTCATCAACCAAGTCAACGCTTCGGAGGCTTGAGCAACGTGCCATCATCACGCCATTTGCGCCTTGCTCGGGTTTGCCTTGGAATGAAATCGAAAGCCCGACGCTCTCCGGGTTCTTCGTTGCAAGTTCCAGAATGAAAGCACGTTGTGGAGATGTCGCAAGTAGTTCCAAATCAGCAAGAACCTTGTCCCCGTCTGCGCGAAAGTTGGTCAGCCTCCCGACGATTTCGCCAACGCCCGAGTCGTGGCCAACCTTCACTTTGATGCCGTTTCGTGCAGCGTTGCCGCACTTGATAACCTGCGCAAGTGTCGTCTCGTCAACGATTAGGTCGTGCCCTTTCGCGATGCCTTTCGTGATGACGCTCACCCCTGAAATCATCCCGGACTCAGCATCGACCGCCTGCGGTGCAAGTTGTTGGAATCGTATGGTTTTCATTTCTTGAGCTTGGTTTCCATCTTCCGCTTGTTGGCGTAATACGCTCGGATTGCGGCGATTGCGTCTGCCTTGGTTTTATGGTGCGAGACAACTGAATCGGTTGCAATGGTTTTGACCTTCACCCAACCCGTTGGTGTTTGTCGTACTGCGTAAGGCATCAGCGTTTCTTGTTGAGTCTCTCGACGATTGAGTTTGCCCACGCTTGCCCGGCGTCACCACCCCACCCATCCCACGCCTGACGGCCCTTTCCATACTCGTCCCACGTGCTGCCCTGCTTGTCGACTTCGTGACGGTCGAAATACGCTTTCATTCTGCGCACCGTTTCTTCCGACATCGGCCTCCCGTTTGCCAAGTCTCGCGCCCGAGCGAGTCCCACCGGAGTCATTGCCCGTTGTGACGCAGGCTTCTTTGCACGCTCCCGAAGTGCCCGTGCTGCTGCTGCTTGCGCGGCTTTCGGTGGGGTGAATGATTCCTCAGCGAACTGCGTAGAATCCTCGGCAGAACTCATTTGAGGACCCCCCGCTTCTTCTTGTTGAGCGAGGATTAGCGGGTCCGGAACTCCTGCTGCGGCAAAGATTTGCGCTCGTCGTTTCGCTTCATTCGCGGCCTGCACAAACGCCTCTTCCCAATCCTCCCCCTTGCTGGCGTAGTACTCGGCGAAGGTCGAACCACCTTGCCGAAGTTCTGCGAGTTCGGCGTAAGTCTCACGCCCGATGTCACTTGTTGGCCAAGGTGGGAACTGCCAACGATGCGCTCTCCACTCGGGGTGTTGCGGGATTGCACCCTGCACGATGCCGTAGCTGATGACGCTCTCGAGGATTGGGTCCAGAAGTCTCTGCGTGAGAATGCGTTGATACCGCATACAAACGCGAGCGGCTTGCTGCGAGTCCAATCGAGCGGTCACTCCACCAAGGTTTGAAGAGTCGATGAAGAAGCCATACGGAAGTCCGAGTGCGTCAGCAAGATGTCGCTGAAGGCTTTCGAGGAATCCGGTGAATGTCACGCTCGGTCGGTTGCTCTGAAATCCCTGCACGTCTTCCCCGGGTTTGAGGTAGTGAATGGTCCCGGGCGCGATTGCCTCAATCGCGTCCCCGGTGCTGGTTTCGCTATCCCACCCAAGTCCTTCACCTGAAGTGGTTTTGATGATGCCAGTTTGACTGCTCGCCCACTTCACTGCGTTTTTCTCCCCAGCGAGAATGTCCACGATGTCGCGACAAGTCGCGATTGCCGGGGCGAATGCCGAGATTCCCCGGTACGAGTCATGTCGTTGCGGGTCAAAAAGATGCATGCATCTCTCGGCTGGAATCTCCTGCTCATCCACGTAGGAACTCCCTTGTGAGCGGCGTGTTACGCAGTAGGAAAGAGGCTTCCCCGTTTGAACATCGATGCGAATCCCGCCGATGTAATCGTCCAAGATGCTTGTCTGGAAAGGGTTTCCGATTCGGTCGGCTTCGATGAGTTGCAACTTCACCCCGTCGTCGTTAAGGGATTTGACCAGCAGGCAATCCCCGTCCCGGATGAAGGAGACGAATGCAAGTTGTAGAAGCGCAAGGAAATCGAATCGCCCGGATACGTCAGCAACTTTTGTCCACTCGTTGAAATAAGCTTCGTAAGCGGAGTTCACCGAAGGGTCTGATGTGCGTGCCTGATACCGAAGAGACCCGATTGTGTAGAGACTCAACTTGCGCAGAATCCCTGAGACCAGCGGGTGGTTGTTCTCGAGGTCACGTGCCTCCCAAATCAGCTGCACGCGTCCCCGCTGAACCGTTGAGGATTCCGCGTGTGACGAGTAACTCGACGGAGTAAGTCTTCTGTTCTCACTTGGTTCCGCACCTTCCCACCGGAAGCCTCGGAGTGCGTTTTTGAATCGTCGAAAGAGTTTCATCGGAAGGATGCGCGAACGCGATTTCGTGGCGTGCGACGACTCCTCTCGCGTGTAACTTGCGTGCAGGCAGCAAGTTCTGCGGCGATTTGCTCACGGTCTCTTTGCGAGGAAGTCCCCGCCGATGACACGTGGGTGTAAGGGTCGGCGAACTCAGCCTGAAGGCGCACAAGTGCCTCGGCAAGCTGAACATCAGTGAACCCTCGGAAGATGCCTAAGTAGTCGATGGAGTCGGCCATCACTCATTGCCGATGTCATCAACTGCCTCTCGTCCCGAGGGTTTTGGTGGCAAGTGCCGCGACCAACTGCAACACCTCGCAGTCGAAGAGGTGGTTGTCTTTCCGGATGCGTCGCCAAATGTAAGTCACTGCGCCCTTTGCATCAATGCGCTCCTCGCGGCGTTCAGCGGTCACTTGCGCGAAATAGACGTTGCCTGCTTTGCGTGAGAACTCCCACGCGGGTCCGTTTCCGGACATCAGATGCGCGAGCGAATCTTTCAAAAGGGGATTTGAGAAGACGATGAGCATCAGGGATTTCCGAACCCCACGCCCGACCATCGCGTCCACCTTGGAGACCATGAACGGTTGTCGCAGTCCGTTCACCATGTATCCGGTTGAGTCGTGCCCCTTCGTTGCCTTCCATTGCCCTCCGTGCTTAATCACCGCGGAGTAAACGGCTTGTGTCGTATAACCTGAATCCACAAGAACGTCCTTCGGTGAAACACCGTAGCGTTCAGCGATTTCCACAAGGTCGTCAATGGTTCCCGCCTGCCCGAAGTCAACGAGTCTCGACGCCCCGCCTTTGAACCACTCGCGCACCACGAACCACACCCCGACCTGCTGCACGTCCGCGGTCAGAAACACCCTTCCCCCCATCGTCTGTTTGAGTTCGTAGTCGCTCGGCTTCAACGAGTTCTCGAAATCAACCATCCCGTCTTTGAGCGAATCAAACCAAGGCTCACCCATCGTCTCTGCTTTCCAAGTCTGCATTGGGATGGGATTTCCATAGTCCAACTGCTTCTTCGCTTGCAGGAACTCCTCGACGATGTCCCTCCACCGAACCCACTGTGGAACGATGGACGACCACGTGAATGAGACTTTATGGCGTGGCGCGATAGCGTTCATGGATTCCCAAGTGCCTGAATCAACAAGGGTTCTGCGGGTCACCGGGTCATCGGTGTGTTTGTGACCACAGGACGGACACACCAACCGAATCGTCTCAGCGAGTGATTCAAACAACCATTTGCCGTCCTCGGTCTTCGTCTTCTCGCTCTCCTCCCATTCCATGTCTTCCCAAACTGGTCTCCACAACTCATTGCACGCTACGCACCTCCACTTGAGCACCCTTTGGTCACCCTCGATAAATGCCTGATGCACCGCGTCTTTCTCCATCCCCGGGGTGGAGATTTGGACAATCTTTGAGTTCCACTGCGCCCTCACACGCTTCTTCACCAACTCCAACGCCCCCGCCGGGTAGTTGCGCACCTCGTCGAGAATCAGCCACCGCACCGGAACAGATTGGAGCTTTGAGGGTGAACCTGCGCCCCTGACCATCAGCGGCATCGAGGCAAAGTCAATCGTGCCCTTCCGCTTGCCTGAACGCTCTTTCGGCATCATTCGGCGAATGCTCGGGCATTGCATAAGTGTCGGGAAGAGACGGGTTTGCATGAAGTCCTCAGCCTCGTCTTGAGCGGCAAGCACCCACATTGCAGGCCCCGGGTCTTCGGCAATCGCCCACGCGAGAAGAACCATAAGTGCCTGAGTTTTTCCGCTTTGCGCGGAACACATGACGGAGACTTCCCGAACCTCATTGTCAGCAAAGACTTCCATCAACTGCTTCGTCCACGGTGCCGTACTCGCTCGGAAACGGCCCGGGAAGGCTGAGGTCTTATCGACCACCACGTTATCCTCAGCCCACTGCCACGGGTGCCGATACTCCTTAACGGCAAAGATTTCTGAGACGGTATCGAAGAACATTTCAACTCTCGATAATCCATCCTGCGAAATCACCGAAGCGAAAGATTTCAGTCGCTGGATGCAACTCCGATACTTTTAAGGGTCGTTGCACTCCACTCAGAGAAAGTTCTTTGGCAATGATTTCATCGGAACAAACTCCAGAAGAGACTTTTCCTGCCAGTGCCAACCTCCATAAAACTGTTGCAACGTAACCACTTGCCGCTTCGCACTTATCGAATACAAGCAATGCTCCTCCCGGTCGTATCTGTGAACGCAGTCGAGCAATCAAACCTGACCTCTGTGAAGGAGGGATGAACATCAGGGTCAAAAAGCAAACTGCCAAATCGAACGGTTTGAAGTCAAATGCTTCAGCATCAGCGATGTGCAAAGTCCCCGGTCCCTCGTACAGGGATGCCATTTGCTTCGAGTTTTCGATAGCGATGAACTCTGCATTTCGCTCGCTCAAAGTTTGCTGCAAAGCACGCCCCACATTTCCGGTGCTTGCTCCGATGTCGTAAACTCTTCCACCGTTTGGAATGTAATGCCGAGCGACATGAGCAATCACGCCAGTGGTTAAGTCATACCACGGCAACTGTTCACGCACATGACTGTTGAAACCTTCAGCGATTTCATCTGACTTAAATGACCAAGTATGAGGTATTTGCATCAATCTTTAGGCAGGTATCCAAACATTCGTTTCATCTCGGCGTTGTAGTATCGAATCGGGTTTGCGATTTGACGAGCAATGGCATCACTGATTCCGCTTCCACCTTGGAAAGTATCCTTTGTTCGTTTGATAATCCATTGAGGCAGAACGCTTTCTGATGCCTTTTTGAGCAACCCTTTTCCAGCTGGTGAATCATGTTTGCCAAGTTGGATGACAGACTCAACGAGGTCTTGCTCCATAAACGGAAGCCGACATTCAACACCAGCAGACATGAACGCTTTGTTGCAGCGAATGAAGTTGCCGCGTGCCATCTTTGCCAAACTCTCGCGCCTAAGTTGTTTGACCTCAGTATCTGATGCGGAAGCTGCTTTGATGCAGAAAGTTCCGTATCCTCCAAACAGTTCATCGGCCGCCTCACCTGAGAGACACGCTTTGAATCCTCGACGTGAAATCTCACGTGCAAGTGGAAGGCACAGAACTGCGATTTCAATCTGTGCCTTCGACGGAATCTCAATGCAGCGCATTGCTTCCTCAATCGACTTCGCATCGAAAGTTATTGGGACTTCTACCAATGCGACTCCGAGTTCAGCGCACAATCGGCGTGCGCTTTTGGCATCTTCTGAATGCCTATCGAACACTGCTGTAAATGCCGTCAAATCAGAGTGATGTTCTCTGGCGAGAGAAAGTATCAAACTGCTGTCCAACCCCCCGGAAATCAAACAGCAAACAGGAGCATCGGCAGTCATGCGCTTTGCAACTCCAGCCTTCAACTTGGAGAGAACTTCAAAAGATGAAATGCTTTTTGAATCTGGAAGCGTGTACCACTTGTGCCACTTGCAGGATTGGAAGTTGAATGCGTGCCCCGCTGGAACCGATACGGGATTCATCCCTTTCGGAAAGGCTTTCCGTTCGCTCGCCCAATAGAAAGCTGAACCAATCTTTGCCACATACAGCGGAACCTTTCCGAATGAATCTCTCGCAAGCCACGTCTGCCCGTCTTTGTCAGTCCACGCGAAGGCAAACATTCCATCGAGCTTTTTAAGAGCGCAAAGGATTCCGTGCCGCTCGAGAAGAGCGCAAAGCACTTCCGTGTCTCCGCTTGTCTTGAAGGCAAAGCCTTCATTTTGAAGTTCTTGCCGCAGTTCTTTGAAGTTCCAAATCTCACCGTTGAACGAAAGGCATGATGACCGTCCGATGAAAGGCTGAGATGAGGCATCACTCAAATCGACGAGAGCAAGCCTCACGTGCCCATGAATGGCCCTGTCTGCTTGGTGTAGTCCCATCCCATCGGGACCACGGTGCTCGATGCGCTTAAGCATTCCTCGAGCTTCCTTTGCACCCCCGCCAAATGTCCCTGCTATGCCGCACATGTCTTTTCCAAAATCTTATCTCGTACGGTTGCAGCGATTTGCGCCATCATAACGGGAGGAACCGCACGCCCGAGTCGCTCCCATTGCTGGGCGTAGGTTCCTGTGAGCACGAAGTCATCCGGGAAGCCGCAGATTCTTTTGAGTTCAGCAATCGTGAACTTGCGTTTCTCAAATGGATGCGTAACCGATGCGATGCCTCCGCTTCCATGGCTTGCGCAAATAGTTGGCACTGGTTTGTCCGGGTGTGCTTTCACCAAGTTAAAGTACTTCTCACTTTGTTCTCCGGGCTGAAGTTTATCCCACTCCTTTCCAGTGCAATACCGACTGATGTCAGCTTCAGGTTCGACATTTTGAACGAATAAGTGCTGGGCGGTTGTCACGGTACAACTTGGCCGATTGGTTATGTCGCCGACAGAAAACTGACCTGACGTGTCGTGAACTGCCTTTGCAATCCACGGCAATGCCTCCCGAACCGTGTAGCGATAAGGCAATGGTGTTGGGTGCTTTGGCGCGATTTTGAGGTCGTTGCGGACTCCTACAAAGATGGTGCGCTGACGTGCTTGTGGGACCCCCAACCATTGCGCATCAAGAACTTTGCAAGCGACTTGGTATCCGCACGATTTCAGTTCTTTGAGAATCTCGAGAAAGTATCCCTTCGCGGTTCCTTTGATGAGTCCCGCGACATTCTCTGCGACAAAGGTTTTCGGCTGAGTCCCTCGGATTAGTCGCGTGAACTCAAAGAAGAGGTCATCGGTGCGTTGCGCTTTGTCGCTGTACTTCTTCACCTTACCCCACCCTGCCTCACGCTTTCCTGCGGTTGAGAAAGAAGCACACGGAGGAGAACCGTCGAACAAGTCAATGTCTCCAACACCCAATCCGGTTGCCTTTAGAATGTCCTCTGGTTTGACGTTCCGTATGTCTCTGCCATCAACGACTGTGTATGGGGCGCAGTTTGCTTTGTAGGACTCTCTTGCAGCATCAATGAACTCAGATGCCCACAGCAATCGAAACCCGGCCATTCGGTAACCTGTTGATGAACCGCCACATCCGGAGAATGTTGAAACAGCATTGAATCCATTCCACGGAAGAGACCGAATCTCATCCATTGTCGGCACGCGATAAGTCGGTTTCATTCAGATACTTGGCTTCCACCACTCCACTTGTAACCACATTTCGGGCATTCGTGCTCAGTCTCGATGTTCTCGTCGTATGACTCAAAGTCAGCAGGTGCTTCAGTTGTATCGCCAGAAAGTAGTTTCAAGAACTCCTCTTCTGAAAAGCCTGTTATCAAATGGTCGAGGTCACTTTCTTTAACCGCCTGAAGTTCAACCTTTAACATCTCCTCATCCCATCCCCCGCCGAGTTCAGCGAGTTTGTTATCGGCAAGAATGTACGCTCTCCTTTGAACCTCAGTGAGATGCGAAAGTCGTATTGTTGGAACACTTTCCAGCCCGAGTTTAAGTGCGGCCATCACCCGCCCGTGTCCTGCGATGATGCCGTTGTCTTGGTCGATGAGTACCGGGTTGTTGAACCCGAACTCTTTAATACTCCCCGCGATTTGAAGTACTTGCGACTCGTCATGCTTCTTCGCGTTTCTCGCGTACGGAATCAGGTCTGCCGGGTGCATCATCTCCACCCTGCGCTCCAGCTTGTTCGTCTGCCCATCTTTGGATTTCGACATAGGTCTCTTTGATTGCGGCAGTTATCTCAGAGGAAATCTGCGAAGGTGTCATCCCCGAAAGTCGCCCCGCAAGCATCGGACCGATTCGCAGTTGCAACCGTTTGCAGGTGTCAAACGTCTGAAACAACTTCGAGCGAACTTCATCTCGGTGCATGACCTCCCCTCGTTGCTTCTCTAACTCAAGTTCGAGCAACTGGTTACGAAGGTGAACCTGCCGAGCGGTCAGCCTGCTCTTGTCGAGTTCCTCTTCGGAACCTGTTGAACCGGAACCGTGTGCGCTGACCCACTCCCTCCAATCTTCGACGCAGTAGAACCCTGAAGCTGACGCTGAAGGTGCCCCTTTCATCAGCCAGTGCTTGATGGTTGCGCGAGTCACCGCGAACACATTCGCAAGTTCTCCCATCGACTTTGCCCACGTCTGTTTCTGTAAACCTTTCGAACCGAGGAAGTTCTCAACCTGTTGCAACTCCACCCGGTTCAAAGACTTACCGCTCTTTTGTTTCTTAAGGAGAAGCCTGACGTTTGCCCCGGCGACCTTCTTCATCAGGTCGTCTTCAGTGCTAAGTTCATTCGGTTCCATTTGTTAAGTCGTTTTTGGGGCTGAATCACGGTTTGCCCGAGGTTTTCGACCC